AAATCAGGGACTGCGAAGTACCGCAGTCTCTGTTTTATATATTTCCTCATAGGGCGAGGTATAGCCCCAAAGCAATGGAGGTTTTATTTATGGCTAAATTTGCTCGTGCGGATATTCGCAAAATCATCGGTGAGGCTTGTACGGATGAGATGGAAAATGCCCTGATTGCTCTGCATCTCGGCGTTGTTGATCCTCTCAAGGACGAACTGAATAACATGAAAGCGGATGCCGCAAAGATTGAGGAACTCCAGAAGGAAGTGGAGAAGCTCAACGCCGAAAAGAAAGACGGCGAAGACTGGAAAGCCAAGTTTGAGAAGGAACACGCAGACTTTGGTGAGTACAAAACACAGGTTGAAAAGGACAAAGCGGCTGATACCGTCAAGGGGCTTTATCGGACACTCTTGAAAGAAGCCAAGGTGGATGAAAAGCGCATCGATTCCATTCTGAAGGTGACTGATTTCAGTGCTATGAAGGTGGATAAAGATGGCAAACTTGAAGGCGCAGACAAGCTGTCCGAATCGATCAAAAATGACTGGAAGGATTTCATCGTGACAACCCAGAAGACTGGGGCAAACGTTGACACTCCTCCTGACAACAATGGCACAAAGATGACTCGGGAGCAGATCATGCAGATCAAGAATACTGCCGAGCGACAGAAAGCCATTGCAGAAAATCTCGAAGTATTTAACGGAGGTAAATAAAAATGGCAAAGGCGAATCTTACTGGCACTGCCCAGATTCAGACTCAGTCTCGTGAGATCGATTTCGTATCTCGTTTCACCTACAATTGGGATCATCTGCGTGATATCATGGGCGTTTCCCGTCTTATCCGTAAAACTCCGGGAACTGTCCTGAAGAGTAAGTATGCCGTCGTAACACTGCAAAACGGGAATGTCGCTGAGGGTGCGGAAATTCCTTATTCTCAGGCAACCGTTCTTACGAAGGACTATGCGACTATCAATGTTGAGAAGTTCGCAAAGGGTGTATCCATCGAGGCCATCAATGAGCATGGCTATGATGATGCCATCAACCTGACAGATGACCAGTTCCTTTTTGAACTCCAGAACAACGTCACTGACCGTTTCTATGATTTCCTGAAGACCGGAACGCTGATCAAAGCGAAGGGAACTTTTCAGGCGGCTCTGGCAGAAGCTCAGGGGCAGGTGCGGAATAAATGGAAGGCGATGCATAAGGGCATTACAGAAATCGTTGGTTTCTGCAATATCCTTGATGCGTATGATTATCTGGGAGGAGCGGCAATCACCGTTCAGAACCAGTTCGGTATGAACTATATCGAGAATTTCCTCGGATACAGCCGTCTGTTCCTCTGCTCCGAAAACGAGATCCCGAAAGGAAAGATTTTTGCAACTCCGGTTGAAAACATGATCCTGTATTATGTTTCTCCGGATGATTCCGATTTTGCTCGTGCGGGTCTTGTGTACACGACCGATGGAGTGACCAACCTGATCGGTTTCCACGTTCAGGGCAACTACGGCACTGCTGTGTCTGAGTCTTTCGCCCTGATGGGCCTGACTCTGATGGCAGAATATCTTGACGGCATTGCCGCTGTTGACATCGGCGTTGAGACCTATACGGCGGTTGAGACTCCTGTGAAGGCCAATATCGGCACGTATTTTGAGAAAGCGGCTGACAACACGTACTTCAAGACCACTGACACGGATGTAGTCACAGGAAAGACCTACTACACCCGTGCGGTAGCTCCTGCGGCTTAATGGCTTACAGGGTTGTAAAGGTATTTGCTGACTTGCAAGACAACGGTAGAATCTATCAGGTCGGGGAAAATTATCCTCGGCCTGATTTCGCCGTTTCGGATGCAAGATTGTCTCAGCTTGCGAGTTCAAGCAATGCGGTTGGTGTTCCGCTCATTGAAAAGGCTGTAGAAACACATCTGAGAGATGAAAAAACAGCCAAAATTGAGACGGAACAGAATGAGCAAGGCGTTTCCCTTACTGAATCAGAAGCTATCTCAAATGCGCTAAAAACGCCGTCTAAAAAAGGGCGCAAGAAGAAGGATGATGTGAATGCTTGAACAAATCATGTGGCACATTCACAACTGGTTTGAACGGAGCATTGAGGAAGGGGACTACACCATTGTGGGAGGGAGCATTGATTTGCCTTTCCTGCAAGATGGACAGTACTACCGGATTATCGGCTCTGTGTTTAATGACGGTCTGCATCAGTACGGCGATGCAGAAGACGTTTTGACATCTGAGACTTTCCACGGCGAGATTTGGGCATTAGCACCGCCTAAACAATTCTTATTGCTTGCGGATGAAATAAGTAAGTGGTGTGATGCTAATCAGAAGGCTCTGGATAGCCCATATTCATCTGAAAATGTTATCGGTGTTTATTCGTATACCCTGAAAGACGGAGGTTCTGGAGGCTCTGGAAATTCGTCTCAGCCTATATCATGGCAAACGCAGTTCAGATCAAAACTGAATCCGTGGAGGAAGCTTTCACCATGAGTTTGCTTGATGAAATGAAAAATGCATGTACAATGATTGATAGACGAACTGTTCCAGACCCTGCAGGCGGATTCGGTTATGCATGGGTGGACGGTGCAACATTCGATGCTACTGTTGTTAAAGATCAATCTTTGGAAGCGAGAATTGCTGAGAAAGATGGATTGAAACAGGTATATACAATCATTGTTGACAAAAACACTCCGCTGTCTTTCCATGATATTTTCAGGCGAGAGGAAGATGGGCAGATTTTCCGTGTAACATCTGATGTCAAAGACTCAGTTGCTCCTACAAGGTCTACTGTACCAATTGGGAAGGTAACGGCGGAAGAATATATTCTTCCTGACCCGAATGATTCAGATGGTTGATACTGCTACAGTTTTAAAGAGATTCTACGAGTCTTTTGGTCTTCCTGCATATACAACCGATAATGTTCCGGACGATCAGGATTTGCCGTACATCACATTTCGTTTTGCTGATACGGACTGGGAACAGCCGATTTCGCACTATTGTCAAATTTATATGCGAACACGGCGAAACGTGGAATTGCTCAACAAAGCAAAAGAAATAAAGGATGCCATCGGGACGGGAAAGTTCCTTCCGTGTGGCGATGGCTACATAGCCCTGCATTATGAGAACGCTGAAATAATATCAGGGTCAGCAAGCGGAGCAGAGTCTGATCAGGATTCTGATGTAAGATCAGTTTATATCTCTATGCAGATGGATATTTTACATTCGTAAAAAGGAGGAAAAGTAGATGTCAAAATTTACACGGATTCCGCAGAATACTTTCAGTGAGCTTCAAATGGACGCAGGGATTCTCCTGAGACAGTTCGATCCAACCGGAGCAACACCTGTTGCAGATGCAGATATCATTACTGCCACAACTGGCGGTATCAATATTGTTTGTGAGCCTGAGTACAGTGATCTTGGCGAAGATGTCGATAACTGTCCGAACAATATGAAAGAGCTGAAGCATCTCGACAGTTGGAACTGCACGATGGGCTTTACGTGCCTTGGGACATCTCCAGAAGTCATCAAGCTTGCTCTTGGAGCGGCTGATATCAACGGAACGACAAAGATTGTTCCTCGGCGTGATCTTGAGCAGACTGACTTTGCGCATATCTGGTGGGTCGGAGATCGTGCAGATGGCGGCATGGTTGCAGTGCGGCTGATCAATGCGCTTTCTACTGGTGGACTGAACCTTCAGACCACGAAGAACGGAAAAGGGCAGACGGAAGTCGAACTGACCGGACATGTTTCGATCAATGCCCAGAACACTATGCCTATGGAATTCTATTCCGCTAGTGCAAATACTTCTGTGTATCCTGATGTCAATCTGAGCGACCATACAATTGAGCTTGCGGTGAATGGTACGCATACGCTCACGGCTGATGTGATTCCTAATACTGCGACTGTTGCTTATTCGTCAGCTGACACGAGTGTGGCAACGGTTGATGCGTCTACTGGTGTTGTTACTGGAGTTGCGGCGGGTGATACTATTGTCACGGCAACGATCACGGTTGATAGTGTTGAATACACTGACACCTGCACAGTTATCGTTAAGGCTTCCTCTTAGGGGGAAGCCTATTTTTCCATATACAAGCATCTTTGAAAGGGTGAAAAAATGAAAACCTTAAAAGAACTAAATAGTACTGATTTTCTCCGTAAATGTAACCAAATTCGCAAACAGGTGCAGGAAGTTCTCGATAACACAAAAGTGCTAAAAATCAGAGAGCATAAACCGAAGTTAACTGGAAATGAAACACCGGAAGAGGTTAAAGCCCTGTATGATGAGCAGACGAAAAAGAATATCAATGACATGCTTGACCTGATGCTTGAAGAAAAGCCGGAAGAAACGGTTAAACTTTTTCGCATGCTAATTGATCTGGATGAAGGAGAGAAAGAACCAGAAGGGCTTGATCTTATCCTTATTGGGTTTGAGACAATCACGGATGAAAAGGTGATTAATTTTTTATCACGATTAATGCAATCGGGGCTGATGAATACTTAAGACACGTATCCACAATTCGCCTTGATCTGCTTGAACTTTTTGGTGCTGAATTCATATTTCAGCATATAGCGAATGAAATCAAACGGGAACAGGAAGAAAAGCTTTACAGGTATTATATAGCGGATGCGCTGTATGTGATTGCGAACAAGACTATTGAAAGAAGCATGTCTTTTCCGAAAAGGTATGCGGATATTGAACGTGAGTATCTTGGCAACATCCAACCAACTGCGGATGATGAAGATAAAGCGATTAAAATTAAAGAAAGCATGTTGTCAAAACTAAACGAAGGGAGGGAACGCACGAATGGATTTGATGAGTCTGGTGGCAAGGCTGAGTCTTGATACCAGTGATTATGATAAAGGCATAAATAACGCAAAGGGTGCGTTGCCGAGCCTTTCCGCAGGAGCGGTTGCGGTCGGGAATCTGATATCTGGCACATTTCAGGCGGCAGGTGGAAAAATCAAAGAATTTGGCGGATATGTGGCCGGAGCAGGAATGTCATTTGAATCCACCATGTCAGAAGTTTCTGCTATTTCTGGGGCATCTGGAGAAAGCCTTGCTAAACTCACTGAAAAAGCAAAGGAAATGGGGCAGAAAACGAAGTTTTCCGCAACTGAGGCAGGACAAGCATTTACCTACATGGCTATGGCAGGATGGAAAGATTCCGATATGCTTGACGGTATCAGCGGCATTATGAATCTGGCGGCGGCTTCTGGTGAAGACCTTGCACTGACATCTGATATTGTTACAGATGCATTAACTGCTTTCGGTTTACA